AACTGATACAATTCGCGTGCGGATACCGCTTGGGTATCGGGATTGATTTTGATGAGTTCGTTACGCATAAGGGACTGTTTGATTGGGTTGAAGTAGTTTCTTTTTCATGGTAGTAGGTGTGGGTGGTTTAAGCATTGACTGCTTGATTTACTTCTTCTTGGAGCAATGCGGTAGCTTGATTTTTTTCGAGCTGCTGCACTTTGAGTTCTTTTAATAGTGTAGCACCAAGTGCTACGACTTTAAGATTTTGTCGTTTTTGTTGCAGTACCAAACTCACATAGCGCGGTGTCAAGGCTGCATCGGTGGCTATCTGGGTAATAGAGCCTTTGAACTTTCGTAAGCCACGATAAAGTTCTAAGGTGTTAATTTTTTCTTCCATATATTTTATTTGTTGGTAATTTGATGTTTCGGTATTACTTTTGTTTCTTGATGATGTGCGTGTTCTTGTACGCTTTTCATAGTGCAAATATAGTATCATTTTGAAACATAAAGCAAGTTTTTAGGCAATTATTTTTTTCATTTTGAAATATTTTTTAAATCATTATACATTTATGCTTGATAATCAATTAATTGATAAAAATAAATTATTTATAGAAGAAGGTTCAAGGCTAAGGAAGGTTCGACTTTTATTAGATGAGAATAAGAATTTAACAGATTTTGCGGAAGAAATGGATATGGCTTATACAAATTATAGTAGAGTAGAGAATGGATATAGAGACGTTCCAAAGTCTTTATTGATTAAACTATCTAATGTTTCAAAAGGAAACATGAGGGTTAATATAGAATACCTACTTACTGGTAAGGGAGAACCATTGAAACCTATTGAAAAGGAAAATACCGCAATAGATGTAGAAACATCTATTGGACCATTATTTAAAATACCCTTACTAAATATTAAAGCGCAAGCGGGAGATGGATCGACTTCACAGTTGATTGAGTATTCGGGAGAGTTTATAGAGATACCTACGAAGATGCAAGAGGGAGATTTGGGTATTCAGGTAAAAGGTAATAGTATGGCTGGGGTACTAGAGCATGGTGATATTATAGTGGTACGTAAGTATTTAGAGCCAATAGACAAAAAGAAACTATTGGTAGTGGCAGAGAGTGATGGTTCGTGCTGTGTAAAGTTTGTGGAGCGTTTGGGGGAAGATAAGTTTCAACTTATATCACAAAACAATAGCTATCTGCCTAGGCAAATAGATGCTTCCGATGTGCTTGGGTTTTGGTCACCTGTATTGCGAATTACATCGGTAGTTGGTATGACGGAATAAAAGAAAGGACACTACCTGGAGAAAGTAGGTAGTGTCCGATGAATAAGTAGGAAATTGCCTCTATAAAACTATTTTTCTGGCATTTTTGGGATCTAATCCATTTTGTTTTAGGTAGTTCCACAGTAGGGTAACGATATAGCCTAAATAGATAACCATGGTAACTAAGCCAAGTATAATGGCTAGTAATATGACAATAATACAAATTTTCATAATATTTTTTTTAAAGTTTTAAAGTATGGTAACTGTTACAAGTGAATTAAAAGATAGCGTTTTACGCTTTTTACTAACTCATTATGAACCTGAACAGGTATATGATAGGGGAGATACGAACTATATTCTTTCAACGCTACATTTAGATTATGTTTCGCTCAATGCTATCTTGAAACAAATGGAGCAACGGGGATACATTGCTAACCTTAGACTCACACCCCATAGTCTTGGCGTAAAATTTCGTCAAGATGGTGCAGATTTTATTCAGCGTGGTGGTTTTTATGCTCAAGATGAACTTTTAAAGAATAATATAGAAAAACTATTGCTCGAAATAGAGTACCTCCGACAGGAACTTGCCCCTAAGCATCTTGAAAGTGCTGAAAAAATAGTGACTATTGGTGCAGGTATTTTGACTGCGCTATCATTTTTCAAATAGTGTTGGGTTAGGTAACCGCGAGGGTTGCCGCGCCAAGATGGTAGTACTAGATGATGGTTGTTTTTTGGAGCGAATAATTGGGTTCGACGATGGTACTGCCTGTCAGAGCAGCCAGTCGATCGTAGTCGAAGGCAGGAGAGAGGTCTGTTTTTCCTTTTTCTCGGAAATTGACGTGCGATAAGATGCCTTGATAGTCGGCTACTTGTTCCTGGGTAAGGGTATCGAAGCGAAAAGCAGGAGGGAGCATATTGTTTTGAATGCCAAAGGCAGTAGTGAGGTAGTCAATCAATTGTGCTAGGCGAGTGTATTGGTCGTCGGTAAAGGTCGCAAAATGTTGGTATCCGCGATACGGGGTTGGTAGCGTAACGTATTGGCTCGTGTCCGCCACACTACAATATACGCGGGTTGGGTTGCTTGCAGCTACCATGTGTTCGCCTCTTGGTATCAACTCCCCAATATTGGATAACTCAATAGCCACGCTACTTCGCGAGCCTATGCTGTTGCCTCCAACAGCTTCTTTGCCTAAGTGGTAGGACCAATAACGAGGGTCGAACAATTGATATACCGTGCCTTCGCGTGCTATGACAAAGGCAGTAGAAACATGGTAATCGGCTTGAGTGAGCTGCGCTATGTCCCCTTTTAAGTATCCTCCAGTGTGGTGGAGTACGATTTTCGTTTTTGGGGTTTCTTCTTGAAAGAAGAAGGACTGAACGCCATCGTTTCGTTTGAGCTGAACGATAGGGAGTTGGCAATCATAGGTTGGCAACTCTAGGGTTGTGGGTAAGAAGTCGAATGAATTGCCACTGCTATCTACCCGATTGTTGTAAAAGTTCCTTTCGTGGATTGAAATTTGTTTGTAATTCATAAAAAAAAGGTAATTACTTAGCAGCCTCCCCCCTGCCCCTCCAAAGGAGGGGAGAAATATAGAGTAATCACTAATTTAGACAAAAAATCCTTTTTGGGGAGGAGCAGCCAAGTTCTTATAAAAAAAGTTAATTGAATAATAAAAATGCTTTCAACAGCAGTTACTGTATGCGGAAGGCATTTACCTGTTTGGTCATTGCTTTCTGCTCGGTCGGTGGATTGGCTTCACAAAGGCTATTGTCGGCGACGTGGGCTATGCAATTGATTTGGTGGTGTATCATGTTGCTGCGGTCGTGGTCAATGCGCTCTGCTACAAATCGGAGCTTGACGAGGTGCGGTTGGGCGGAAAACTCGTCGAGGGCATTGATGATTTTGTCCACAAAATCAAGATGATCAAGCGCAGGGCTTTGGCTGTCGCTGCCACTGTGACTGTCTTGATAACTGGTCGTGCCGATGTGCAAGCGAAGCAGGTATTGTTCGTTGTAACGTTGCATGGTGCCCTGTCGCACCCATTTGCCGTCGCCCACAAATTCGAGGAAGGCATTTGGAAAGTCAAAGGCATACTCGTAGTTGCCGTCGTTGTCGCTTTTGAAGTCGTCGAACTGATTGTTGTAGAGGTCAAAGACCTTTAATTCGCTTACTTCGTGGAGTAAGTGTGCTTGAATGCTTAGGAATGTTTGTTTTCTCCAACCCATATAAGAAGCCCACCCCAACCCTCCCCGAAGGGGAGGGAGTACCGTGGCGATTTGTAGCCCACCCCTGCCCTCCCCGAAGGGGAGGGGGATTAGATGGAACATTGTAATTTATCTTTTTAAAATTTGATTTGAATGGCGTTTAAATCCAGTTTAAAATTGGTCGAAAATGCTTTTGATGTGCTTTTCGATTTCGGTTTGGATTTGTGCGCGCAGCACTGGGCTATCGCCCATAAATTGGCGTTGTGGCATTTTGAGGTTCATCTTGCGGGTGTGTGCCTTGACGTAGGTGAAGCCTTGCGTGTCTTTTACGAACTGGACACGGGAGGAACGCTTGCCTTGTTTGCCCTGTACGGTGCGGTGGGTATCGCGCTGTCGCTGCTGGCGACGGTGCGCTTTGACACGCACGGTGGTAGCGATGGTTTCGCCCTCGTTGTGCGCTTTGGCATAGGGAACATCAGAGCCGATGACTACTTTGTTCAAGTCTTTGCTTATGACACGAATACTTTGCTTGAGCCGCCCTGTCTGGACTAAGATAGCGCGTTTTTGCTTGGTGTTTTTGTCTTTGCTGCTGCGCTCCTTCCAGGTTTGGCTTGCGCCACCATCTTGGAAACGTTGCGCTCTAAAGTTGCCTTTGGCAAAAACGATGGCTTCATTGCCAACAATGGTTGGCAAATCATTGCCCAATCGTTTTGCTTTTCGGAGGATTTCGTCGAATGGGTTTTTAAACATTTTCGTCCGTACCCCAATATGGAGTATTTTTTTTAGTTAGAAGAAATCGCAATTTCGGTATCTTGTACTGCTTTTACTAGGGTTCGATTGATGGCTTCGCCTATGATGTGTGGGTCGAAGTCGCGGGTATTTTGTATGTGAAAGCTCTCTACTCCATTCATGCGCTGAATGGTGACATTGATGTTTCGGATATTTTTGCCGCCTCCTAGTGTGTCGTCGCGGTCTTTTTTAGCTGCGCTTAGGTCAGGGAGGGCAGTTGGCTTTTTGCTCTTGCCGTCGGCTTTGTTTTGTCCTATCAATTCGGATAAGCTTTTACTCTTCAAATCTTCGGTACGCAGTGTTTGGAGTTTGTCTTGCAAAATAGCTTCGTAGTATTTTTTGCCTCCGCGCCCTTTGTAGCCGTCGCTATTGAGTACGCTTATCATGTTGGTGTATATCTCTTTTTGCTGTTCCTTGTTAGCACCTTCTAAGTATTGCATAGAAGAGCCTACATAATCCAGTACTTTGCCATCGAAGTAGTGTTTTTTGGTATCATTGGCATCAATACGCTCTGTGCCTAAGCCATAGGAGGCAACGTCTGCCCAGTTTTGGGAGGTTTTTCGCCCGTGCATTTGGGTTTCGCGTCCCCAGTTCCGAATGGTATCGGGGGCGTGCCATACTGCACTCAATGCTGCGCCAACTCCTTTGACCATCATACCAATGCCTTCGATGGACTGCGAAAATACTTTTAATCCGATGGTTGCTGCGGGTAATAGTTCCGTGCCGAGCTTAGTGAGTTCGTTGTTGAAATTTACTTTTAGCTTTTCTGTAAGCAAGGTAATGTCTTTGTCTGCATTTTGTGTCGCTTTTGCCATGTTGTAGGTCACGGTATTGTACTTATTGAGCTGCTCCATTGCGGTTTCACTTCGTTGCCCAAAGAGTTTGACCATATTGATAAAACCCTCACTGCCTGAGAAAAGGTTTATTACTTTTGCCAATTCGCGGTCATTTCCTTTGATGCTATCCGTTTTTTGGGCAAGGTCTTTGAAGATTTCATCAAACTGTCGCATTTGATTGTTGGTATCATATACCTTAATTTTAAGTTTATCGAATGCTTCTAAGTTTCTCTCGTCTGACAGGTCTTTGAAAAACTCTTTTGTTCCCGTAGCGGCTTCATCAGCGGTGTTGTACATTTGGCTTTGTAGCAAAAAGGCTTTGCCCGCACTGTTCGCTGATTGCCGTGAGCTACTGGCATTGCTCGCAAAATCCGCTTGTAAGCGTCCTGCTTGGTCGGTATTCATACTGCCTAGCATGGCGGTGCGATAGATAGCCTCATTGTATTTGTCCACATCTGTTTCGCCGTAGGCTAGCATGGATTTTCCTGCGCTACTTACATAGTTGTTAAAATCTGCTCCAAAGTTTCGGGCAAACTTTCCCAATTTTGTAATATCTCCTACGGCATCGGTGCTAAACTTACCGATTGAGCTTTGGTAGTCAAAAAAAGCAGTAGTCATCTTATCGCTGCTTATACCAATGTCGTTGCTTGTTTTGAGGACATTCTCCCGTAGCGAGTCTATCTGACCATTGCTTTTGTCTAGGTTCAGTTGCTCTAAACTTAGAAAGCTATGTTGAAAATCTATTGCTTTGCTTGTTGCATCTGCGATGCCAGCTGCAACGGCAGTTATACCCATTGCCGCCGCGCTACCTGCACTACCTGCGAAGTCGCCTATACCTACACCGCCTAATTCGGGCAGTGCATCGGAAGCGCGGTCGCGGAGCGTGCGGCTGAAGTCTGGTCTGAAGCCACTTTTGCCAATTTTGTCCAAGTGCGCTTGTAGTGACTTGGCATTGTTGAGGGCTTCTTTGAGTTCGCGGTTAAATTTATTCATGCTGCCTATGTCTAGTTTGTCAATTTTGACAAGGCGTTTGGTGAGTTCGTCCGCAGCTTCTTTGGATTTTTCGATAGCAGGGATAAGCAAGTTCTTGACTTGCAACTCGGTCAATATAACGGTTTTACTCATGGCTGTGGTGATTGAAATAGTAAAATACCTTCGCGTAAGTCATTGATAATCTTAGTTTTATAAAAGGTATTAATGGCTGTCACGGTTTCGATTTCAGTTTTGCTAAACTGGATATTTAGTGCGATGGTTCTATCCTCAAAAAACAGAAGGTGTCGTCTATTGTATAGGTCGCCTTCGAGTTGCCACACTTCATCGGGTTTTTGTAGGGCATTTTCGATTTGCAGTATGGTGTGCGTTTCTTGTTCTTCGATGATTTCTGCCATCAATGCTCTATCTATCTCAATAGGTCGTGCGCGGTAATCAAGCAATCGGATTGTTTCGTCATCGGTCAATTCGTTTTTACCGATTTGGCTTTTAAACCAGTTTTGGGTTTCGATTTCGCTTAGTGTTGGCGTATGGAATTTTGCCTTTCCTACTGTTGGAGTTGCGCTCAATTTGTAGCTTTTGTAATCCAGTCCGTTGGGTTCAAAGCCTTTGATGTATTCTTCATTTTTAGTAAAAATGATGTGCTGCGCGCCTCTATTTTGGTCCCAGCCTTTTTCTGTCATGGTGTTCCACTCTGTTCCTAGTGCGCCAATTGCTTGTTCTAGAGTGGAGGCTTTCCCTTTTGAAACAGGTATCATCTCACAACGGCAATTCCATGAGTTGGGTGGATAGATGCGAGTTAGGGCTTCGTCCCCGATTTTGAATGTCATGCCATCAAGTGCGCGGTGTGCTGCGCGCACGCGCTCGTCGCCCACTGTTTGATATTGCAGATAGGGATATACGTCAGCATCTGCCATAAACCGCCGATACTGTGCAGCATTGGTCGCCACGCTGCGGGCAGTGTTGTACTCGGTTTTGAGCCAGTTTCGGTTGTACTCTATTGCTAATGTTTTTGCTTTTTGCTCAAAATCATTGAAATCTATTGCTGCATTTTTAAACTCATTTAAGGCTTGCACCAATGCGAGGTTTTTGGCTGCCGAAAAACGGGCAACATTGGCTTCTAGGAGTGTCTTGTATAGATTGTCCTTGGTGTTGTAGTCAATGGTTGCACCATAGCCTTCTGCGATGCCTCGTGTCAGCTCTTGTGCTATGGCATGGGTACTTGCTGCGTCAAGCTCTCCTTTTTGTAATTTTTTTTCCCAAACTCGCTTGATTAGTTCTAAATCAAGTGCGTTTGGGCGTGGAGTATCTTCACTAGATAAGGTGATGATGGTGGTGCAACAATCATTCGGATAGTTGGGCAGTTGTAGGCTCATGGCGATTGTCTTTTTTTTTTTACTCCCTTCGGGTAGCGGGTTGTTTTTTTGTACTTGTTTCTCTTTTTGGGCATTTATGGCGTTTGCTTCTGCTGCCGTTGGTTCGGGAATAGAAAAACGCTCATAAATAAAGGAAGGCGGAATATCAATAAATGGCTGTAATTTTGCTAAAACATCGCTCAATTGAGCAAGGTTTAGCTTTTCGTTGTGATCATACGCTAGTACGCCTTCCCCAAGATCGTAGCCGTGTAGTGAAAGGATATGCTTAAATTTATCATTCAAATCGAACTCCACCCCCATTTTGTAGTGGGCGATGACTTCACGCTCTGTATCGAGATGCGTTTGACTTTGCGATAAGGAACTCCCTGCTTCGGTTGTCATGGTTTGCCCAAGGAATAACTTACTTATTTCCTTGTTGTGGAAGGCAGCGTGCATCTCAAAGGCTTGGTAGTTTCCTGCCTTTGCGCTGTCTTTTAACTCAAACTCACTGCCGATGGGTACAGCGATGCCACCATTAGAACCACGGTTTTCGAGGCTTTGTTTGGCTTCGTTGTACGAACCTGGAATACGTGGGTCGTACTTGATGACAGGGATAGGCATTCCGTAAATTTCGAGAAATTCCGCAGCATCGCGCATACCGAAGCGTTTGTACATGATGGACGGTACAGCTTTATTGAGCAAGCCCAAATCGTCGCTTGCTCCAATTTCTAAAAGAAAAAAGTTATAGGGGGGGTCGCGATATGGAATACCTGTCTGGTCGCTTTGATTTTGGAGAATGTCTCCAAACTCAGGGCGGACGTTCCAACGGTATATCAATTCCACTCCTTGCTGTTGCACTGGGTCAAATTGCGGGTGCAGAAAATTTAACTGGATTAGGCTGTGTCCCCAAAACCTTGCATCAATGATGTGCTTGATGAGGTCTTGAAAAAACTTGGTTTTCAAAATCTTATTGATTGGGTGCTTGGTATCTGGTTTTCCATTTACTAGGTAAAGGATTTGCGTGTTGGTGCATTTGAACCTTATCCTGTCCATAACGGCTTGCAGGTGTGTGTCCAATACGATTTCCTTGTAGATGTTGTAGAGGTAGTTGCGGTTTGGAAAAAAAGGATTTTCAGCAAACTCAAGCGCTTGTTTCCACTCCTCCAACTCGTAGCTGCGACGCGGCATATAGGCTCTTTCGATTTCAAGGTTTTTGCCTCTCATCGGAACGGACTGCATTAGGTTATTTTGCATGGACAATGCTACATCGGGCATTTTTTCTGCTTTTTCAGAATAGGCGGTTTTTAGGCGATTTAAGCAACTATTTTTATTTGTGGCTGTCATATACGGAAAGTTAAAAATAAAAGAATTTGAACAGTAATTGAACAGGGTTACGGCGATTTTATGAAACAAAAAAGTAATTGGAATTTAAAACTTACCATTTATTGTTTCGGCGCGGATTTGACACTGTAAAAATGCGATGAAACACCAAGTCATTTGCGCCATCACCGTCGCCGTCTGTAAATGGGCGGGGCAGCGCAGGGCAGCTTTTACCTGTCTGAATTTTGGTCAATTCCTCCAATGCCATTTCGTATCGAGTATGGCGAGTGAGTGGTACTTCTTTTTGTTGTATAGATGCGTGCAGGTGGTATATTGCAATGTCAATGAAATACATCAAAATCAGCTCGTTCCGTTTTAGATAAAAGTGTTCGGTGCTGCTCAGTGCGATGCCTACTGCTGTCTTGATGCATAGGTATTCTAAGCCTTCGGAGTCTATAATGACTTCGCCAGGTACAAAGGTATTGAGGGCATTATATTGGCGGCGTATGAAACTAGATGACACAAAATACAGTGGGTCAAGTAGCAGCGTGTCATTGCCATTTTGAATACAGTAAAATTGTGTCCCATCTAGTTTTACAACAACTTGCCCTTTCGTAAAAATAGTATTGGTTGTGAATGACACGATTTGATGCGCGTCCAATACCCTAAATGTATCATACAGACCGCACAAGTAGCCTTTTACTTGTTGGTAAGCGAAGGCTTCGGCTACCTCTCTTTTGCCTGTATCGTCGAGTACTTGTGCCAATACGGGTGTTTTGATTTGTGCGATGTAATCGTTGGAACAAATAAAATTCATAATTAAAATTTATATTTTGATTTTTTACGTGGTGCAAAAAAAGCGGTAGCACTTCGCTGTGGGAATGTATCACATTCTGTTACAGCACTTTCGGTGGCATCGGGTCCGTCATCGTTAATTCTACTTCCTTTTTGGAAGCCCAAGAATTGTTTTATCATAAGAAGCATATCGGGGTCGTCTTTTTCAGCTTCATTGAATAGGAACTTGCCTGATTGAAAAAGCGGCTGTAGCGTCGAAATACGAAAAAACTTATCCGATTTTACGCGTTTATCCTCATTCATACGTAGTCGGTAGCCCATTTCTTGCTCTAGTGGGTCTAACATTTTGGAGTGCATATCTTGGGCAAAATTTGCCTCGAAGCAGTGGCGCACGATTGCAATATCGCCCGCCAGTTTATCCATTTCGTAGTGCCACAAAAACATATCCCGAATGTCTGCTTTTTGGACATAGGCTTTTATAAGGTGATATTTGTCCCCTGTTTTGCCCACAAGGGCGGTTGCCTTGTAATCGCTTCGGTCAGAGTTCTTGTAGGAAGGGTCTGAATATGCTACGGCAATATCGTATTCATTGATTGGTAGTACCTTGGTGTATTTTATATCGTCTGGCTTAAAGACTTTGCCTATTGTAACTGGCGTATTCATGTATTCGCGCATTCCCGCTAGTGATGTTGGGTTTGCTTTGGCGATCATTTCTTCGGTCGTAAAGTGTTCGGGATAATTGCTCTCCCCTTTGGCATTCAAGGCATCTACTCGAAGTATGTATTTGTTTTTCACCTCTTTGTCCATCTCAAACTTCATGGTTACGGTATTGACGTGGAAGCGATTTTGAGGAACAACTAGCATCCATTGCTTTGTAGAGAGGGCAGGCATAAACGCCTCACGTACCCAGTTGTACATATCATTGCTTATTTCATCGTTGCGGACGGTTTCTTCGTCATTGAAGTCGTCTATAGTGCCGTAGTTTGGTCGGCGTGGTCCGAATTTTGTTCCACGCGGTGTTTGTCCCGAACCGAAGGCATAAAAAGCAATGCCCGATTTGGTTGAAAAATGCTCTTCCTTCCAATTTCCATACCCGCGTTGTTCGCCAAAATCTGAAACTATCTTGTAGTTGCTTTCCAGGTTCGCTCTTATATCGGATAGTAGGCGGACTGCCAACTTCTCATTTAGGGCACCACACATCATTCCCGTCAATGCGCCTCGAAAAAGCAGAAACATTGGAAACAGAAAATTGAAGTGCGTACTTTTCCCAAACTCGCGGGACCACTGCATAAGCCCAATTGTATTCCAGTTTTGCATTAAGTAACTAGAGGCTTCCTTATGAAACCATCCGAAGGGTGCAAATACATAGTCGGGAAAATAGTATTTACAAAAGGCTTCGTAGTCGGATAGTAAAAACTCGATACGCGCTGCTTTTTCTCGTGGTGTTTCGAGTTTGGCTGATACCCCACGTGCGCTGCTTTCAGCAATGCGCTTGCACTTTTCCTGATAGTCTATTAGACTTTGCTCCCGTTCGTTTTTTAGCATTTCTTGTGTTTTATTTTTAGAAATTCAAGAATAAGAGGCGCGAAAAGGTTTGCTTTTTCTATATCAATTTCTAGCAGAAAATCCGTGAATTGATTGAGTACATCGTAATAGAGCGAGTAATCGAATTTTTTGCCAAATCGGTCAAGGTTAGCCGAAAGGCTATTGATTATTTTAACCTCGTCTTCGGTCGGAAATCGCCAACCATCAGCCCTACTTGTGATTTGTCTATTGAGGTCTAGTAGCATATTTGCGTACTGATTGCTCAGATTTTGTCGGTTTGCGGAATAGGAATTACGCTGTCCTTTCCAATTTTCGACATTATCATTCACCCATAAAGACATGGTTTTTTCAGACACTTTCACAATGTCTGAAATCTTAGTTTGTGTCAAATCAGTTTGCACAAATAACTCAAAAGCACGCTCTTTGGCAGTTTTTAATTGTTCTTTTGTTAATTCCATGCTACAAAATTATACGTATTAAAATTGATTTTCTTTGATTATTATTTTTATTAAGTCTAAATAATAATAATATATTTAAAACAAATTGTTTTAAATATATATTTTTGTAAAACAAAATAAACTACTTTACCTTTGCATCATTATTAAACGGTCACGCTTTTTTTTCACTAAAAATCGTATTTATGGAATGGCATTAAATTATACAGCAACATACGTCCTAAGTACAGAGGACGTGAATGATAGAGGGTTTTGGACGCTGACATCAGGTATAGATTTGAGTTTTTTGAAAAAACATGGTGTTGCGTTGGTTAATCACGTGCGTTATGAAAAAGACGCACTGGGAGGCACTCCAGAACATTTGAAGGGTCGGCTGCCATACGGTAGATGGAATAATGTTAGAGTAGAAGGTACAGAGGTATTAGGTGACTTATGGTTAGATGATACGGACGAAGATGCGGTTTATTTGGCAGGGAAAATAGCTGATGGTTTGATGCCTACAGCGTCATTGCGTTTGCAGGTCATAGGAGTGAGTGAAGACCCTTCTTTAATTAAAGAAGGACAGACACGCCCTGTTTTAACGAGAAGTAAAGCATTGGAGGCGAGTGTTTGTGACATTTCGAGTAATCATTCTTGCTGCAAGTTAGAGGCAGGATTAGAGAATAATGTATTTCTTTCAATCAGTAACGGCAACGAGGGCAAATTAGAACTTGTACTGCCATTGCTACAAAATAGTACCACTCAGATGGATTATACAGAAATTGCCCTTTCGCTTGGGTTGGCTTCAACGGCAACAAAAGCGGAAATAGATGCTAAAATTGCGGCAAACAATCAGATGTTATCTGATTATCGCACACAAGAAGACCAGCGCGCAGTACAGCAACGTGCGACAAATATAGAGGTTGCTTTGTCGAGTGCGCTGTCGAAAGGTAAAATTGTAGAAGCAATGCGCCCGCACTATAAGCGATTGCTTGAAGCTAATTACCAAGAGGCGTTGTCGCTCTTGGATAATTTGCCTGCTTATACGCCTCCTTCGCAAGGTATTAATCATAATCCAGCACATTCTACTCAAAATGCTCCTGTGCAAGCAACTAAGGCGCAACGCTATCTTTCTCTGACTACGGAAGAGTTGAGTGGAATGTCAAAAGAAGAAGCATCGGAATATGCTTTGGCATTCGTACAAGACCTGAAAAAGAAAAATCTGGTTGGAGATTCGTTTCAGCGATGATAATGTAATTTATTTTAGGCTACGTTTATTTTTACGATTAAAAGAGAAGCACTACTAAAAACATTTTTTTAGTCTTTTAATCAATATAACATGGACCCGTTAAGTTTTGGGAATATTGCAACTATCATCAGTATGGGAATTGGTGGCGCGATTGGTTATGCCAATTTGATGAGTCGCATTACTGCCAATGAAATGGAAATCAAAGGCTTGAAAGCTGAAAATGCCCATCTTCGTGAGTTGATAGATGTTAATAACATCAACTTAGACAAACGGCTAAGTGGTATTGAATCAGGGATTAAAGAATTGCATTCTTTAATTTTAAATTCAAAAAAATAAACTCAATGTCTGGATTACAAAAAGAATTTTATTCGAGTATGCTTGTTAAAGTGACCGATAAATTTTGGAATAGAGCTGCATTTTTAGGCGACGGAAAAAGCATGACAGATTTAGTAAAAACTGTTCGTGACCAGAATGCGAAAGATGGTTATTTCCAATACATTAATTTCCCTATTCAGGGAGGCAGACCAACCATTACTAAGAATTTTCGTACCAATGGTACGACTACATTGTCAGTATATGACCGTGTTGATACTCCTGAACGTATTGGTTTAGAAAATTATTCCACTCAGCAGATAATGATGCCTTCGGTGGATTTGTACACGTTGGCATACAATAAATGGGGTGATATGTTGGACGAAACGGGACAGGCATTGACTGAGGATATTGCGAAAGAGGGGATTTGGAAAATTGCCCCACCAACGAATGTACCGAATAAGTTGCCTGTTTTCAATGTTGCAAGTACGAACCCTGTGTTGGAAGATGGCAAAAAATCAATAACCGAAGCCGATATTATGAAATTGCGAAATCAGCTAAATGTAGCTTATCCCGCTTTAATTAATGCGCCGTGGGTGCTGATGGTAGATACATATTCATTCAGTGAATTGGTTAAAAACTCGAATGTTTTACAGCAACAACAAGCATTTAAAGGCTTGTATGGAAAGGTGAACAGCGATTTGCCTGCATTTAAAATATGGGGTTTTGAAATTCGCGAAGAGGGCGATTTGCCTTACTATGGTGGTTTGGTAAAAAAAGCTCTAGGTAGTGTTCCAATTTTGGCAGATAGCCGTTCTGCGGTGGCTTATGTCAAGCAAAAAACCTACGTGGTTGCAAGAGGTATGACACAAACCTTTTCTACGTTGAATGATGCAGGTCGCCAAGCGGATTTTGTGTCCTTCTTGACTCGCGCATATATTGGTCCATTCGGTGAGAATATCAGTAACTTGATGTGGGCGGGGGCGATTTTGCGAACCCCATAATTATATTTGGCTTCTTTTTTTTTTTGGTAATAGTTTGTGCCTAGGGGGGTGCGCAAGTACTCCCCATTAGGCATAAAAAATCATTTTAATTATGCCTTATAACATTAAACTCGCAACTCGTTTTGTACCTTATTCAAATGGGTATCTTTTCGGGGAGGCTACTCCACTCCAAAAGGAAGACTATAATCCTTACCGTGTTGCAGTAAGACCTACTGTAATAGACCTCAATGGTCGCTATGAGCAAATAGAAGAACCTAGTGTTGCTTTTCAAGGTGACGGAATAGGTGACGTGCCGAATGGAGCATGGGTGACAGCAGATGGTGCTGTCTATACAGGTGATGATGGGATATGGGTTGAGCCTTCTTAATTCTCTATACTTTTAAACTTTTCATTTTATTATGCGTAAAATTAAAACTTCTTTTTTGCCCTTTTTGGCGTGTTTCTTCTTTCTATCTATTGCCTTTTGGCATTGTTCTGCACCTAAAACAACACATCAGGGCATTGTGGGTAGTACGGTTCGCCCTGACCAGTTTCAAGAAATTGGGTTGGATTTGACAGACCAAAACTTTGAGACCTACTCTCAAAAAAATGGTGTGTCGCGTAAAATTGATGCACTGCGATTGAAAAAGTATGCCGCAGCAAAAATTTTGAGTACGCCTATTAATTTTATTCCGAATACAACAGGAAACACCGCTTATCTGAATTACTTTGTAAAAAGTAGTGTAGATAATTCTTGGTATTTCGTAGATGTTTGGGGGAAGGCGGAGAAAATCGGAGCAACAACTGATCCTATGACATTGATTAGTGGAGATACAGAGAACGGTTTGGTAATAGGCAGCGATGGGAAATTATTTAGTAAAAAGGGAATATCAGGCATCATTAGTACGCCAACCATTGTTCTGTACTTAAACCAAGAAGACAGTCTATCTGCTCATATAGAGCAACAAGGTATATTAAAGGAACACTTGTCAGATGAATGTGTAACGACAGAAAAAATAGCAGATAGCACAATAACAAGTGTAGATTTGACGGATAATTGTATTTTCACGAACCATATTTATGATAATGCAATAACGAGTTCAAAGATTTATGATGGTACGATTATGCCAGTAGATTTAGCTCCTGCCGACCAAGATGGTAAAGTTGGAATGTTTATAGGTGGGCAGTGGGAAAACAGGTTTGTGAATGCCTCACAGGGACCCGCAGGGTCGGGGTTTTATTATGAGCCAGGTTATCAAGGCTATATACTGGGTGGTAATGCTGCAATACCTATTGCTTGGGATGGGTATAATTCACTCACAGGAGAGGAAGAAGGAGCGTTGTATGCTGGTAGAATGCGTGGTATTGAATTCACGTCTTCGACGTATCCGTATGATTCTTATATCTTTCAAGCGGGATTAGGAACTACTCCGATTCGATTGAGTAAGGTAAATGGAAGTTATACGAATGCAATATTGCACAACCCGAAAGCTCTCTCTTATATGAGAGCAGGACAATATCTTAATTCCCAAAATTTTAAGCATAGTGGCTTGGGCTTTGGCTATTTGAACGGAAGCCTTTACACGCAGTTAGAGTATTTTCGTTTGGGGCTTGGACAATCTACAGCAGATTTATTCTTTAGGATAGACAGCAGTGGATACAAAGCAAAGGATATTCCGATGGGAACTGCCGCAAATATTTTATATTATGACCCTGCAACGGAGGAAATAAAAGCAGGGGTAGCACCTAGTACGGCAGGTGATAATTGGGGTAGTCAAGGGGTGGTTAGTAATTCTACATTGACTGGCTCAGGTACATTGGCAACGCCACTGGGCGTAAATGTGTCAAGTAATGGATTGGCGGCAGACCCAACCTTTATTAATTCGTCGAAAGAACGGATTAGTATAAAAGACTTGAACGATGTTAATCAAACCACACCAAGTACTGGACAGGTTCTTTCTTGGAATGGCACACAATATTCCCCTATTTCTATTTCGGCAGGGGATAACTGGGGCAACCAAGTAGTATCAAGTACAGGTAATACCCTTTTTGGAGATGGTACAGCGGCAAATCCTCTGACCGTGAATACCACAGCATCGGGATTAGCGGCTAATGCTATTTTTATCAATAGTATGAAAGAAAAACTGGCTATCGAAGACTTGACCAATGTTGCTGCTACACCCGTGGCGGTTACGGGGAATGTACTAAGATACAATGGTACAACATGGGGACCAAGCATTGAAACATCATTAACTCCTCCGCCAAATTATTTTACTACTTGTAATGGAGGAACGTACTCTTCTGGGCAAAATACAATTCCTTATTTTATCAATTCGGTTAATGGTGTTGTTACTCCTGCTGCAACACCTGGCTCATGGACTTTTAATCAAACAGGTGTATATACTGTATATGGGTATGCCGCAGTAAATCTTACTGGCGTTAATGGAACAATAGATTTTGCGATAACTGGAGGTGGCTTGCGAACTAGTAATATGCTTGGGTCAGCGAGTCAGCAATTTTTAAGTGGCGTGTTTTTAATAAACTGTACTTCAACGAGTACTGTTTATACTGCAACCTCCTCTGCAAGCGGCGTAACAGCTGGTGCAACCTTCGCATACGGAACATTAGACTTTGTAAAAAACCGCTAAAAAAACATGGCAACAATACAAGTTCAAAAAAAAGTAGAACGAGGTGTCGTATTATTAGAAACCATTGTGATAGATGGTTTGAATAAAAACTCACACCTACAACCCATTGGGAACGAAGCGGACTGGAAAGAAAAACAGGCAGCGTTAGTAACTGCTTATAATGCCCAAATTAAAAGTTTGGATATTCAACTTGAATTTATTCTACTCCAAAAATCAATTGCGGAACAGGAATTAAAAACGATACAACATGAAGCTAATTAACGAAATGATTATTGGTTTTTTGATAGAAGGTAATTTTATCAAAATTGAAACTCCAAATGATGTCTATATGATGACAAATGTAGATGTGCAATTTGAAAATCGGACTAGCCAGGTTATCGTTTATGGCAATAATTCGGAAGTAGCTTTTAGGTACAAACAAATCGAAAAACTTTATAGTATCCAAGATTTACGCATATTAGTAGAAAATGAATTGAAACGCAACTACGGTGCGAATAGAGTAATCAGTACAGGGGGAGGAGCTATGAGTACGGAAGCAATAGACATAGAAGCGATAAAAGCGAAGCTTTTACCTTTTAAGGTCTGAAATGGATTGAAATTAATTTTATTTTTCATATTTTAAATTCTTTATTACTTATGCAAAAAGCATTAGAGTTTTTAGTAACCTGTTTCGCGTGGATAGCCAATTTACTTGGTATCTACAAGGAGGAAACAGTAACTGTCATCAAAGCTTCAGCGGAGGCTACTCAAGCTGCGGTCGCAGAAACCACTCAAACTGTTGTCAAGTATGGCGATCATCTAGCAGGTGAAATCAAAGCCGTAGATGTTCGAGTTAATCAATTTCAAGAGCAGAACAAGAATGACCTGAGCGCATTGCAAGGCAATTTGAATACTGTATCAGAGAAGGTCGACGCACTCGGTAACATTGATGTTGACAGCTTACGTAAGCTGTTCGTTGGTAGCTTGAATGAAAACGTCCGTAGAAACTATGAAGAAACGGTAACTGCGTAATTTTTCGCAGGCTGCCTTTTTTTAACAAAAAGCGAAAAGTATAGCCAAATGTTCTCTGTTTTCGTTTGATGTTCTCTGTTTTCGTTTGGCTATGCTTTTAAAAAAAACATTTCTATTTTATGAAATTACTTTTGAAATCCTTAAAACTGCCCGATACTGCAACGGAGCAAGACGCGATTGCTAAAATTAATTCGGATAGTGCTATTGCTCTAGAAAAACACAAGGAGTTGTTAGAAAAATACAACACCTTGCTCTCTACTTCTAAAAAAAGTAAAGAAGACGAGCTTATTGCCTTAGCCGAGAAAGCAAAAGCGATATTTGACCTTCCCGAAGTGGATTATTGGATATTATCTGATGGCAATATTTTCGATGATGAGATTAAGTTACTCAATGCGAAAAAAGAAAACCATTGTTATCAAATCAAGGTAATTGACCGAGAAAAGAAGCAAGTTGAATTAGCGTTAATAGTCATTTAAATCACCTTTAAATCACCTTTAAATGCCTTTTAAAAATATGAAAAACACTAATTTTCTTTTTTTCGTATTCCTTTTTTTGCCACTCTTGGCAATGGCAAATATTGTACCCATTTATGCTAGTCTAATAGGAACGGATACTACTGCTATTGATACGCACAGTTTGGTGCGTGTTGTTCCGATTGCCGCAATGCAGGATTATTTTTTCAAGAATTTTGATAGTAGCTATATGCTTTTGGAGTTAGCTCTTGGCTTCTTCATACAAGCTTATGGGCATAAAATCCCAGTTCTTCAAAAAATAACCACTGTTGGGTTACGTGTTGTAGTTGCTTTTGCTTTGTTCTCTTCTATGATTTATCTTTTTGGACTAAAAGATGTGTGGTATCTAATAAGCCACTCTACTTTTGTAATGTCGTTCTATGACCTGTTCATTAAGCCTGTTATACGAAAACGAGAAGATAAAGCTCGCGAGGACTTAACGAATGCCATTTTAGAAGAAAAATTAAAACTCGCATAACTATGGGAATACCTAAATTAATTATCAATCGCATTGCGGGTGGTCTTGGTCGTTTTGTTCAAAATGATGAAGGACAGGCTGCTCTGATTGCAGGTGGAGTGAGTGTTGTAGGCGGCGTACAACTAGATACACCATACTTGCTAAATTCACTCAAAGCAGCAAAAGGTCTAAATATTACGGCTGACTATGATGTTTCTAATAAAATATTAGTCTATTATCATATTTCAGAATTTTTTAGACTAAACCCAACGGGAAAGTTGTATTTGATGCTTGTTGCACAAAACACATCGCTTACTGCAATGTGTGACAAAGCGAATGATAACTTGAAAAAGTTACTACAATTTGGGCAAGGAAACATTCGCAAAGCGGGAGTTGTCTTGAATCCGAATATTAATTACACTCCTACACTACAAGATGGTTTAGATGCAGATGTTTTGGCAGCTATTCCAGTTGCACAAGATTTGGCGGACTACTGCTATGCCAATGGTTTTGCCGTCAATAACATTTGCATCGAAGGTAGAAGTTTTAACGGAACAGTTGGAAGTGCAAAAGACTTAACCGCCTTAGTTGGCGGACCTTATAGAGATATAAGTGTTTGTATTGCACAAGATATATTAATTGCTTCGGTAGATGCGCTATTTGCGCCAACAGCAGCCATTGGGACATATCTTGGTGTGGCAACAAACAAACGTCCGAGCGAATGTTTTGCACAACCTATTCTAAGAAACAATTTGACCAATGCAATTTATGGTCGTTTTCTGAAAGCAGGATTGAGCAATAGCCAAACATTGAGCAGTTTAGACCAAAACGATGTAGATTTATTACACGATAAAGGCTATGTTTTTACTCGTACTTTTAATAATTACGCTGGGGTCTATTTTAATCAATCCAATGTCTGCGCTCCTAAGACTGATGACTATGATAGTTCTGAAATGCGCGATGTAATGAATTATGCAGTTCGGTTAGTTTCGCCTGTTTTGGTGCCTTATTTGAACAGTACTGATTTTCAGATTGATTCAGGTGGGCGCATTGCTAAGGTGAGTAAAGCACTGGTTGAAGCTGATGTACGTAAGGCATTACGTGCGCTAGCTTCTGAGGTAAGTGAAATTCGCTTTATCTTCATCGACCCAACAGTCGATGAAGATGGAAATTCTTACCCTTCTTTTTTATCTGAAAAAGTGTTGCGGGTAAATATTGGATTTATTCCGAAAGGGAAGGCTGAAACAATTATCGCTAACTTGGGTTACACCACAAAATAACATTTTTTTATGCAATATGTAAATCGAAACGGCTATTCTTTTGCGAACCTAACACTCAGTATGCTAGGTAATACTAATGTGGTTGGATTTCAATCCATTGAGTATAGTGAAAAAGTAGCCAAAAGCAATACTTATGGCGCTCTGTCCAATCCAGTGGAACGCGTATCAGGCAAAAGAGAGTTTTCTGCTTCAATAAGCCTTACTCTTGCCGATGTGCGCTTGATGCAAGCAATAGCAGGAGGTAAATCTTTGACGGAGTTTGCGCCATTTGAATTGGCGATCACATTCAATAATTTAGAAGACACAATCACTACAGATATTTTGCACTATTGCGAATTTACGGAGGATACAATATCTGCGAGTGTTTCAAGTGACGATGGAATCGTAGTATCCTTACCGTTGATAATCGGTGGGATTACTCGCTCAATATAATACAGAATGGGTAGTAATAGAGTAGCTGAATTAAGAATTAAAAGTAATTCGGGCGGTTCAATTCCGCGCTACCCACTATTTAAAACTTTTAAACTTTTTAAAATGACTGCTAAAAAAAACAACATTTCGGAGCAACTCTTAGAGGAACTAATTGCTCAATACGGGAAAGATAATGTTTTAGATAAAACATTAAAAGATGCAGATGGAAAAGAAGTAAGAGCTCTTTTTCGGAAACCAAGCACAACCGACGCAAGTAAAATATTTGCACTGTACAGTCAGGTCATGCAGCATATCCGCAAAGATAACTTGTTGGAAGCGGGGTATGTCATTGCCAACAATTGCTTCATCAGTGGCGATGAAAGTGCCAAAAATCGCAACTCCTTGGTTGGTATTTCTTTTGCATTAGCCCTGTCCAGTGAATTGGATTTTTTTCCAGTTGGGGATTCGACTACTACGAAAAACTAATTGCAAAAATACCTCGAATAAGCGACGGTAAGTATCCCGACCTCGGCGAGGTTATAGAGCAAATGTATGCCATCGTTTCATACTACTATCGAATTGTCAATGTAGAAGAATTAGATGATGAAACACTCCTAAGACTATATCGTAGGATAACCTATGTTCGTAGTCAAGAATTAAAATTAAGTCTTTAAATATATGCCATTTGAACCTTATCGTTTTGTTGCAGATAAGCTATTTAGAAAAGCCTTTGAAGGCTATTCTAATATAGAAGTTTATTCACCTGAAAACTTTTTAGGTAATCCTGTTTCTGCATTAGGTACAATAATAGCAATGCCTATTTATTTTCCTGCGGGCAACTATGATGTTAGAGAGGCGAATGGCAATACGGAATTTATTGGCTATCCAAGTTATACGTTGCCTCATACGGCAATATTGGAAATTAGTCAACCTAAAAAAATCATTCGCACCGATATAATAGGTGTTGATGGTTCGATAGCAGAATACATCAATAGAGGCGATATTCGGATTAATGTTAAAGGTATTATTGTCAATAATGACAATCAAGCGGACGTGCCATATTTAGAAATTCAATCTTTTAATGAATTTGTAAATCTTACTGCCTCTCTGCCTGTCGAATGTGAATTGCTCAATCTACTTGGAGTTAATAATGTAGTGGTTGAAGATAGTGAATTAATCCAAATAGAAGGCGTGAGCCATGCTGTAGCCTTTACTTTGGTTTTAGTCAGTGATAACCTATTAGAATACCAACTTGGAATAATGGAAGATGAATAATTATGACACTACTTTTTATCAAAAAAGGGTCGAAGATGGGCAAACTATTTTCGACCTTGCCCTACAAGAATACGGCAGTACCCTTTCCGTATTTATGCTTTTAGAGGATAATGATTTAGATATTGAAATAGATTTAGAGGACTCTGCTATGCTATCTTTTCAAATATTACCAATCGTTGTTCCTAATTCAAAAATTATGCAACAATTTAGACGGGAACAAACCCGTATTAATAATCATTACTCAACAAACGTTGCTCAATGGGTCACAGCCGACGGCGAGACGTGGGGTAATGCAGGTGAGCAGGGTTGGAATAATTGAAAACTATGCTTTTATTAACCAGTAAAGTCCAAATTAACGAACTCATTTTCTTTTTTGTTTCTGAAATTGAGATTGATAGCAGCTGGAAAAATTTTACTTCTACCTGTAAAATAACGCTGCCTAGAAATCTTATTTGGCGCGATAAGAATTTAAGAAATGAACTAAAAAAAGGTGATGAAGTTCGGGTTTGGTTAGGCTATAATTTTAAGTATAATCTAGAATTTCAAGGATTTGTTTCTTATGTAGGTGATGGTATTCCATTGGTCATAGAGTGCGAGGATAGTATGTTTTTATTGAAACAAACAGAAGTTACCAAGTCGTTTAAAAATATTGCTTTGAGCCAGCTTTTGCAAAAGATATTGCCCCCCAGTATTAAATTTGAGGCAGTTGGTTTTATGATTGGCAAAATAACTATCAATCAGTTAAGTGTCGCAAAAGTCCTAGAACATATCAAAGAAAGATATGGATTGGTGTCTTACTTTCGAGGTGATAAGCTCATTGTTGGCTTCCCTTATACGCAACCGAGCCGAAGCATAAACCTAGCGCACCGCAAAAATATTATTGATGCTAATTTGAGGTATGAAGATGCAACACAGACAAAAATAAAGTTAAAGGCGGTGTGGATTAAACCCAATGGCAAGCAAGTAAAAATCACGCTTGGCGATAAAAATGGTGAAATCAGAACGCTGCATTTTATGTCTGAAATACACTCAGTAAAAGAACTTGAAAAGGTTGCCCTCGAAAAAATGAAACTTTTGCGTTGGGTTGGGTATCGTGGCTCTTTAAAGACTTTTGGTGCGCCATTCGCGGAGCATGGTGATATTGTTCGCATAAGTGATACCGATTATCAAGAACGGAATGGGGACTATTTAGTAGATGGGACAAGGGTGAGTTTTGGAGTAAAAGGATTTCGACGAACCTTAATTATTGGACCTAAAACAAAGATTAAAAATGACGACATTGCAAGCTATTCGCCAACTTTCACGGAAGGATAACCCTATATTTATTCTTTGTACTGTTATCAGCATTGATAAGTCAAAACAAACGGCTGAACTACAGCCAATTAATGACGGAGCACCCTTGCTTGACTGCCGCTTGAAGCCTGTTATTGATGAACAGGAGCAAGGGATTATAATTTATCCCGCTATTCAGAGTGTTGTGATTGCGGCTAAATTAGATAATTCGGACGATTATTTTGTGTGTAGTATAGCTAACTTCGAGAGCGTTCTTATTTCAATAACTGATATTTTTAAACTAGAATTGAAGGCAGATGGAACGTTGGAGTTAAACGGTGGCACGCTCGGCGGACTGGTAAATCTCCATGAGTTGGTTACAGAAATACAGAAGTTAAATAGATTTTTAGCAGCCATAAAACAAACCTTCACAACCTGGACACCCGTACTCGGCGACGGCGGAGCAGCCTTAAAAATAGCAATGAATGTGGCATTAGCTACTCAACAAGTAGCTGATACATCAAAATTAAGTAACGATAAAATTAAGCAATAAATGAGCTTTTATAAAAAAGAAAATCAAGATATTTTGCTTGATGACAATGATTTACTCATAGCCAATGGCGATTGGGTAATAGACGAAAGTACCGAGCAGCACATCGAATTATTGCTTAATTCTGAAAAAGGAAACTGGCTACAATATCCATTTTTTGGGGTTGGAATTTCACGGTATATTAACAGCCGTGGTGGTTTAAATAATCGGGTAGCATTACAAAAAAGCATCCGAGAAAACGCAAAAGACGATGGTTTAACACTTAAACTACTAAGTTTTATTTTAGATGGCAACAACGAGAATATATACATTAGTGGCGAATACAAAAATATGAATTTAAAGTCTATCTATACCAATTCAGAGCGTAGCTTTGATACGATTTTAAAACTAGCAATTGACAGCAAAGAGCGAGTGAAAGAATTGTATGAGCAAATCCTAGAAGAAAAATTAAGTGAGCCAACTCTTGCTCAACTCACCTCTACCTCTAAAACTGCTGTGTGGCGATTATGGACGTTTATTACCTCTTTTCAGATTTGGGCAATGGAAATGAAGTACCGAATTTATAAAGAAAAGTTGGACGATGCTGCGGAGTATGCACAAAGTCACACAACGGCTTGGTATCAAAAAAAAGCTACACTATTTCAATATGGAGATGCTCTTACCGTTATCAATGGTGCGGTTGTCTATCCTGTAATAGATACAACAAAACAAATAATAAAAGCAGCAGCCGTAAGTGTAACACCCAACGCTACACTGCTTATAAAAGTAGCCAAATTAGATGCCAATAATGATACTTTAGTAGCTCTTGAAAGTTCGGAATTTGACGCTTTTAAAGCGTATGTAAATGAGTTTCAAGATGCAGGAGTATTGACACAAGTATCTAGTCAAAATGCAGATGTTTTAAAGTTAAATATTATTGTTTATTATAATCCATTGGCTTTGCCTTTACAACAATTTCAACAAAATACAGAAGCGGCAATCAACACGTACCTTAAAAACCTGCCGTTTAATGGCGTATTTAGAACTACCAGCTTGATTGACGCGATGCAGAAAGTAACTGGCTTTATTGACGTAAAAATCAATCAATTAGAGGCTTCTGTATCTTATTTGATTGTGCCTTATTATGCTCCGATTGATACGCTATATCCGACTGTGGCAGGGTATATGAAAATAGACCCTAATTTTCCATTAAGCAATAATATTACCTATATGCCCTATGTTTAGCAAATCATTTATTCGTAAATTATTGCCACCTTTTTTACGAAAAAACAAGCAACTGTCGTGGCTTAGTATTCTAGTAATTGGTGGTCGAAATATATTATCTGATTTCAAAGTATTCAAAGTCAATACAGATAATTGTATTCACTACAATAGTCAAACACTGTCATTACAAGCCTTTTTGAGAATAAAATTTAATGACAATTTGATTGAAATAGTGAATCGGGAATTAGATACAATATACATCAGTTGGCTGAATGAAAATCAACAGCCGCCCTTATATATAGGTTGGTTAAGTGAAAATCAACAGCCGCCCTTGTATATAGGTTGGTTAAGTGAAAGTAACCAAGCCTACGATTATGATTTTATAGTTAGAGCTCCAATAGCATTACAAGGTGAAGATTTTTATATTAAATTTTATACTAGTAAGTTGAAACTTGCTACAAAAAGATTTAAGGTAGTTTATTTTTAAACATTCAAATATTATTATTTTTTTTCATATACGAAACCCGTTACTAACATGGCTGAAAAGCAAAAAGTAAATTCTTTATTAAAACCACCAATTTCATATTATGGCGGCAAGCAACAATTGTTAAGTAGAATTCTACCACTCATTCCTGCACACGAAAAATACATTGAACCATTTACTGGTGGTGGTGCTGTATTTTGGAGTAAAGAACCTTCCAAAGTGGAAGTTCTTAATGATTTAAACGGTTTTATTTCTAATTTCTATGAAGTTTGTAAAACACGTTTTGAGGACTTAGACCGTTTGATTAAATCCAAGCCTTATAGCCGCCTAACGCATGATCACGCGCTTGTTATTATGACTAACGCCGAAATGTTTGGTAAAGTCAAACGCGCTTGGGCGTTTTACTATTTGGCTAACACATCTATGTTTTCCATACTAGATGCGCCGCAAAAAACACCCGACAATAAAAACAAACCAATCAATACGTACAACAATAAAAACGATCGTTTTACTGCTGTGTATGAGGAACGTTTGAAGAATGTGCATATTGAAAGCCGCGATGCGCTATATATCATTTCAAAGAATGATGCAGCCGATAATTTCATGTTCATTGATCCTCCATATTTCAATAGTGAGTGCGGGCATTATGCTGGGTACTCAAAGGAGGATTATAGGAATTTATTGGACAAGTTGGCAATTACACAGAGTAAGTTTTTATTAACTTCTTATCCGTCTGATATACTTAACGAGTATATTGAAAAGTACGGCTGGATTGTTGAGCGACACGATATGTCACTTTCAGTGAGTAATAAATCAAAGCGTAAAACAGAAGTGTTTGTACGCAATTATAAAGCCTAATAGTGAAAAATGCACTGATTAAAGTAAAACTTATTCAGTGCATTTTTATCTATATTTTTTGTAAAAAGACTTGACTTTGAATGAAAAAATGTCGTACTTTGTAGTATCAAACAACCTAATAAATAACTGATAATCAACAAATTATGAATATTGAAATTCAAAATATTTTATCACAAAGTAGCACTAAGACTGCCAAGATACAAGCATTAATTTTATTCGGACTTACTAGAACAGAAATAGCAGCCTTAGTAGCAAATGGAAATTATGGCTTTGTACAAAATGTATATACAGCAATGAAGCGCAATGGTAAATTAAACACCATTGCGCTTCTTAATTTTACGCCAAAGCCTTTTGATAAACGCTTTGGTATTGAGATAGAGGCGTATAATGTAAATAAGTCGCTTCTGTCAAAAAAATTAATAGAATCAGGAATAAATGTTTTTTCCGAAAACTATAACCATAATACTTGTACGTATTGGAAAATAGTCAATGACTCTAGTATTGATGGCTCAAATGGCTTTGAGTTAGTTAGCCCAGTACTTGAAGGATTAGGTGGGTTAGAACAGGTTAAAATTGTTTGTGATGTTTTAAGACAGTGTAATGCTTATATCAATAAAAGTTGTGGTTTGCATATACATTTCGATGCAAGTAATTTAACATTAAAAAATTGGAAAAATATATATAAGAATTATGGAGGCTTTGAAAATGAAATTGATAGTTTGATGCCACAAAGTCGGAGAGCTAATTCAAATAAATATTGCAGAAGTCTAAAAAGTATTGTAAATTTGGACTTAAAATTAGAAGCTGCTAAAAGCCTAGCTGCAATTGCCAATATTTTTAATAACACACGTTATTTTAAAATTAATCCAATTTCTTATGCTCGCCACCAAACAATAGAGTTTCGCCAACACTCTGGAACAATAGAATTTGAAAAAGTACAAAACTGGGTAACTTTCTTACATAATTTAGTAGATTATTCAGCGGACAACCTAGCTACTGATTTTACTTTTGATGGGTTTTCTAAATTTAATCAACAAGAAATTACAAATTATTATCATAATCGCAAACAAGATTTAATTTAAAAAATATGATTACATTTTTATTAAACGATGGTGCAGCACTAACTGCACCATCAAAGTCTGAGAATGACTTTTGGGAAGCAATGAGGCTTTCTTCAAAATTTGACCAATCTATTGATTGGTCATCATATCGTACTAATTTCATAAGTCGTTGGGAACTAACCACTGGACAGAAATGGTCTGCCATTTGGAAAGATAATGATATTAATACAATGATTAATATTGGTATTATCAAGAGCTTTTCTTGATACAGACACACTGCATATTTGTGAAAAAAAAGCACTGTTTAAACTTATTTTAAACAGTGCTTTTTTTCATAGAATATGTATATTTAGTTTTTCGCTTTTTTTCATAGAATATGTATATTTAGTTTTTCGCTTTTTTTCATAGAATATGTATATTTAGTTTTTCGC